CTGCCGTCCGAGTTGGAGCGCCCGCGAGCCCGGGCTATGGCGCAGCCAGAGGACATCCCGCCGCGCGAGCCGTGGTGGCGGCGGGTGTGGTACGCGCTGTGGTACGGCTGATGCGCGCGGCGCTCGTCTGCGTCATCGCGGCTGCGCTGGCCGGCTGCCGTGGCACAGCGCCTATCTGCCCGCGCGAGCCCGTGATTGTCGAGGTACCTGTCCCGGTCCGCGAGCCGATTCCAGCCGAGCTGACCGAGCCGCTCGACGACAGCGCATGCGAGCGCGAGGGCCCGACGGTGGGTGACGTGCGGCGACAGCGCGCGGCGGCTTGTGCGGAGATCCGGGCGGGCAACGCGCGGCTCGAGGCGCTCCGCGAGCTACGGCCCCGATGAGGCGACGATCTGACAAGCCCAACCGCCAGCACGGGCGCGGCCTGCACACTGGCAGTCCGACGTGGCGCGCGATCCGGCGCGAGATCCTGCTGCGCGACGCCTACACCTGCCAGCACTGCGGGCGCTACGGAAACGAGGTAGACCATATCTCCGGAGACTCGCACGACAACCGACTGGAGAATCTCCAGACTCTATGCACGGCCTGCCATGCGCGCAAGACGCGGCAGCAGGTTCACGAGCGCGACCAGCGACGGCCGCGCATTACGATTGACGGCAGCCCGGAAGGGTGGAAATGACGAACGATCAGGCGTCAAAAGACAGAGACGAAATCATCAGCATGTTCTGTGAGGATTTTCGCACCGATTGCGAGTTCATGCTGGCGGCTTTCGCGTCGGCAATGCGCTATGCCTACGGGCGGGGGTTTGAGGCTGGCCGCAAGCAGGCTCTTGCCGAGGCCGAGATGGCTCGGAAGACAGAGGACGAGGGCTACGAGTCTCACGCAGTCGGTCTCACGGATAGCGACGACCCGTGCGCGCTGAGTTGAGCTGATCGGCGACGGCGTATCGTCGGTAGACGCCGCGCAGATACTCCCGCACGCATTCGCGGATGGCTGGCGGCGTGGAGTCGATTCGCGCACCCCACTGATCCGGCTTGTAGCGGCGCTGGATCGCGAGCGCCGCGCGCGAGCACTCCGGGCACACCAGGGGTGCGCAAGCAAACGCGCCAGTCACTGGCGCGCTCGCTCGGCAGCCGCCTTGGCTTCGCGGTATCTGTGGAGCGCCGCGCGCAGCGCGGCCTCAGTGCGATCGGACGGCGCGCGCGCGTGGGCGTCCCAGCGCCTCAGTAGTCGCGCGAGGGCAGACCAGGCGGCCCAATAGGCCCGGATGCGTTCGTGCATGACAAGCTCCTGTCGTCCCGTCAGTGTAACAGGCATTATAGCACAAGGTTACATTCTTGGGCTTTACAACACGCCATCGTGTGCTATTATGAGCGTACCTAATGCGGTGGAGCGCATGCAATGAACATCGAATCCATGACGTTACCTGAACTCGAGGCGCTGGCATCCACTGTCCACGCCCGGATCCATAACCTGCGCCGTGAGCAGGCTGCCCAGCTACGGCGCGAGCTGGCGCAGAAGGCCAAGGAAGCCGGCGTCGACATCCGCGTGCTGTTCGGCGCGCAGCGGAAAGCAGGCTCTCAGACGTCACGTGAGCCGCGCTATCGCGACCCGGCCGACCCGTCTCGCACTTGGTGCGGCGTGGGCAAGCGGCCTGCGTGGTTCCGAGCTGCCATTGCCGCTGGCATCACACCGGAGCAGATGGCCGTGTAAGGTTCCGATGGCCGACACGGGGTGCGCACCCCGGCGCGGTGCCGTCTCCCGCCGCGCACGTCGGCCACCCTCTCCCAGGAGACGTAGGAGGCATCGCTATGAGTTTCCAGGCAATGACTTGGGCCGTGGAGCAGGATCTCCCGGCCCGAGATAAGCTCGTCCTGCTGCTGCTCGCCAACTACGCCTCGTGCGAGGACGGCAGCTGCTATCCATCCCTTGACACACTCGCCCGCCAGTGCGGGATGGCGCGCTCCACCGTTAAGGAAGCGCTGGCATCCCTCGCCGAGGGTGGCCTAATCGAGATCCACCGCAGGGATGTTGGAGGTGTGTGCATGCCAAACACATACCGCCTGCGCATGGATGTCGTCCCGGCTGATCATGTGGCCAGCCGCCAGCCGGCCGGGGGGGCCGCCAGCCGGCCTGGTAGGCCGCCAGCCGGCCGGGGGGTAGGCCGCCAGCCGGCCGGGGGTAGGCCGCCAGCCGGCCGGGGGGTAGGCCGCCAGCCGGCCCCTAACCAGTCAGTAGAACCTGTTACTGAACCTGTCAATAAGAACCAGACAGGGGAATATATACCCGCGCGCATGCGCGCGCGCGCGGAGATTGCGCCGCCAGCTTGGCTGGATACCGAGGCATGGCGCGCGTTTCTGGAACACCGCAGGAAGGCACGCAAGCCGATGACCGAGCACGCGCAGCGCCTCGCGATCCGTAGGCTGGCCGAGCTGCGTGAGCAAGGCCACGATCCGCGAGCGGTGCTCGAGCAGAGCATCCTCCACGGCTGGCAGGGCCTGTTCCCCTTGCGTCAGGACAGGGGCGCGGCTGTAGACACCGCCGAGGCAGTGCGACGCGCAGCCGAGGCTTTCGCGCGTGATGGAGGCCCGCAATGATCGACGACGCCGACACCCGCAAGACCTTCGCAGCGATGCTCTCCGCCGTGATAGTCGGCATCTACGGCAAGCAGGCGCCAGACGTCGCAGCCACTCGCATGTGGTTCCTGGCGCTCCAGCGGTACGAGCTAGAGCAGATCCGCGACGCGCTCTCACGCCACGTCGCAGACCCGGTCTCCGGGCAGTACCCACCGCGGCCCGCCGACATCGTGCGGCAGATCGACGGGTCACCAGACACCGCCGCCTCGCTCGCGTGGAGCGATGTCTGCCGGGCGATGCGCCTGGTCGGTGCCTATTCGTCCGTGGTGTTCAGCGATCCGGCCATCCATGCCGCGATCACGGACCTGGGCGGGTGGCCAGCGCTCTGCCACACGCCGGATGACGAGATGCCGTTCCTGGCGCGTCGGTTCGAGGCTGCCTACACAGCGCACCGGTCCAGTGGCGTGGGGGAATACCCAGCCGTCCTGGCCGGCATCCACGAGCAGCAGCAGCGTGCCATGGGCTACTCCGAGCACGTCCAGCCACCGCGGCTGATCGGCGATGAGGCTGCCTGCCGGCGAGTCCTCGCCGGTGGCACTGATGGCCTTCTGCTCGGCACGAGGCAGCTCGGTCGCGAGACCATGGCATCCGCCTTAGAGCGCGTGCAAGCGATTCTGAGCGCGTCAGACGGTGGGTCGCTACTACCCTACAGGCCCGATGCTTCCACGCGCTCCACGGCCCGCGCATGCGGCGTGGAGGGCATTCCGCACGTAGAGCCCCGATCGGACCATGCGTGACCAGCCGGGCAGCACTCGCGAGTGGTGCTATACTGGCCTCACCAGGCAGGAGGACCAGCATGACCCGCAGCACCATCGCCATCATCGCAGCCGCCGCGCTATCCACCGGCGCGGCGGCCCAGACCATCGAAAGCTCCAAGCCCGAGCGAGCGCCAGCCATCCTCGCTGGAGCCTACGCCGATCCGCTCCAGCCATCCCGCTTCTGCGTCGCTGAGAGTGGGATCTGGGGCGTCTTCCAGCAAACTCTGGTGGTATGCTCACCAGGCGGCCCAGTGCTCGGCTTAGCCTTCATCGTGCCTGCTCCGGCAGTAGGACAGCACTACCTGCTGTACCGGCCGCAGGCTGCAGCAGGGCAAGCGGCGTGGGTGGTCGAGACGGCAGTCACGATCACGAGCATCCAGCCGGGCGAGATCCGCGTGCGATTCGGCACGCCCGGCGCCCAGACGCCGGAGTATCGGCTCGTTCGTGTAAACTGACGGGGAGGGGGAGGTCGAAAGTCGAGACGTTACGAATAGTTACCCCGGCCCGCGCCTTTTTTTCGCCAAAATTGGCCCTTTCTGGGAGGTAGCATGGCAGACGCCCACACGTCGGCAATCATCACGCTAGGTGGCGACTACGTACCTGAGCCGCCGAGCGACTGGCCTGAAGGCCGCAAGGCTCGCTACAGGGCTATCGTCGCCAGCCACCCGGCTGGATGGTGGACCGAGGCGAGCGAGCCGTTGCTGCAGGAGTACGTCCAGGCGCTCGAGATGGCGAGGCAGCTTCAGCGCCAGCTAGATCAGCTCAACGCGGATGAGGCGGACTGGGCCGCGATGCGTGAGATCCTGACGGCTCGCGATCGCGAGGTGAAGCGCGCGATCCAGCTTGCGAGGGCCATGCGTTTGGCGCAGCAGACGGTAGCTCCGACTGCCGCTGCCGCCGTGCTGCAGCGCGGCGAGATGCGCGACGCGCCGTGGGATCAGTGGGATGCGTGATGACCCGCTCCGAGCGCAACGCGGCGTGGATCGAGCGACACTGCGTAGTGCCGGATGGTCGGTACGGCGGGCAGCTTGTCCGCTTGACACCGCATCAGCGCGAGTGGCTGCGGATGATCTACGATTCGCCGACGCGGCGGTTCATTCTGTCGATGGCTCGCAAGAATGCCAAGACCGCTTTTTCGGCGTTCTTGCTGTTGCTGCACCTCGTTGGGCCCGAATCGAAGCGAAACAGTGAGCTATATTCCGTTGCGATGAGCCGCGCGCAGGCGGCGATCATATTCCGCTATGCCTGCAAGATCATTCGCGGATCGCCGACGCTCAGGAAGTACATTCGCATTCGGGAAACGGCAAAGGAACTGTATTGCGAGGCGCGTGGGACGCTATATCGGGCATTATCGTCCGAAAGCAAGACCGCCTATGGCCTCAATCCGGCCCTGGTCATTCACGACGAACTCGGGCAGGTGCGTGGCCCGCGCCATGAGCTGTACGAGGCGATGGAGACCGCCTGTCAGGCGCAAGAAAATCCGCTGTCCATAATCATCTCGACGCAGGCTCGCACGGATGGCGACCTACTGTCTCTGCTGATTGACTCCGCTCTACGCGGTGATGATCCCAGAACAAAGGTGGCGCTTTACGCTGCGCCGGAGGATGCGGACCCGTTCTCCGACGAGGCGATTGCGGCGGCAAACCCGCATATGCGGGTTTTCATGAATGTCGAGGAACTTCGCGCAATGGCAGAGGATGCAAAAAGAATGCCATCGCGCGAGAACGAGTATCGAAATCTGGTGCTGAATCAGCGCGTCAACTTCCATTCACCGCTGGTTTCGCGCGCCGTGTGGAATGCCTGCTCCGATCCGCCAGACGAGGACGTTTTTGCTCGCGCCCCGGTATATCTCGGGGTGGACCTTTCGTCGCGCCTGGACCTGACCGCGCTGGCTATGGCAGCTCGAGATGGCGACGGCGTGTGGCACGTGCGCACGGAGTATTGGACGCCCGCCGCCACAATTGAGGAGCGCGCGCGACGCGACAAGGCTCCGTATGACCTCTGGGTCAGCCAGGGCTACATCACGGCGACGCCAGGCAGCTCTGTCGAGTATGCTATGGTCGCCGAGCGCATCGCCGAGCTGTGCGATCAGTACGACGTCCGCATCATCGCGTGTGACCGATGGCGGATGGACGAGCTTCAGGCGCTGGGGAATACTCTTGGGTTTGCCGGAGTGATGAAGCCATTCGGGCAGGGTTATCGGGACATGACGCCGGCGCTTGAGTACGTCGAGGCGTGCCTGCTCGAGCACAAGGTAAGACATGGCGGGCATCCGGTATTGCGCATGTGCGCCGCAAACGCTACCGTGGTGACGAATGTCACTGGTCAACGCAAGCTGGACAAACTCAAGGCGTCTGGCCGCATTGATGGTATGCTCGCGCTGGTGATGGCGATGCAGGTCGGCGTGACCGACATGGGTCGAGAGGTATTCCGGGCCGATGACTACATCGACATCGACGTTCCTGCGCGCGACGGAGGGCGGACGTGGCACTAGACTTGTGGCACAGGCTGGGGCGGTGGTTTGGCGGCGGCGGCCCGCGCGTGGTGCAAGGGCCGCAGCGCGGCGAGCCTGCCGGCCTAGTCGCTCCGCTGGCCCAGGCCGTAACCTGGGATACCGCGATGCAGGTATCCGCGTGGTGGGCGTGCGTGCGGCTGCTTACGGAGACCTGCGCCACCTTGCCGCTGAGGCTGCTGGATCTGCGCGGCGGGTATCCGCGCAGGGACGACGACGATCCGGCGATTCGGTTGCTGCGCAATAAGCCAAACGCTATTCACGACCGAATCCAATTCTTCGAGATTCTGTTTCTGAACCTCGTAACCAACGGGAATGCTTACGCTCGCGTATATCGACGCGAGGACGGAAGCGTATATTCTTTGGTGCCGATGCTTGCTGCGCAAACCGAGCCTGAACTGGTCGGGAATACCTTGCGATACCGGTGGAGCGATGGCGTCAATGTCGCATATCTGGCGCAAGAATCTGTTATGCACGTAAAGCTGTTTGGCAACGGTATTGTAGGGCTTTCGCCGCTGGCTTATGCTGCGCATGCGCTTGGTATTGCGCAGGCCGAAGCGCGGCAAGTATCCAACGTTTACCGAAAAGGTATGCGCCCAGCTGGCGTGCTAATGGTCGATGCGAAGCTCGACAAAGAGCAGCGAAAGCAAATCCGTGAATCGTTTCGTGACCTAGTCGAGGAAAATGACGGAAACGAGCTTGTGGTGCTCGATCGGTTCATGAAATACGAGGCCACTTCGCTTTCGCCAGCCGACGCCGAACTGCTGCAATCGCGGCGCTTTTCAGTGCAGGATATTGCGAGGTTTCACGGGATCAACTCGATTTTCATCAATGACGGCTCGCAATCTACTACGTGGGGAAGCGGTATTGAGCAGCTAATGGACGGGGCATATAAGCTCACGTTCCGGCCGTTATTGGAGCGCATGGAGCTGGCGCTGAAACTCGCAATGTTTCCGCCGGAAAGGTGGGACGAGGTGGAGTTCCGGTTTGACTTCGACGAGATCACGCGCATGAATCCCATGCAGCGCGCCCAGACCGCGCGCGAGCAGATCCACTCGGGGCAGCGCACCCCGAATGAAGTGCGAGCGCTTGACGGCTTTCCCCCGTTGCCGGGTGGTGATACACTCATGATCCAGAGCGCCACACGGCCTATTACCGAGGCGCAGGAGGCTACGATATGAAGCGATATACGTCGGCACCTATTGCGCGCGACGACGCAAAGTTCAAGTTCGTCATGGCGGAAAACACGGTCCGAATCAGCGGCTACGCCAGCGTGTTCGGCGTGTTAGACGCGCACGGCGATATTGTGGACCGTGGCGCTTTCGCTGGGTGGCTGGCGACCGGCCAGAAAATCCCGCTGCGTTACGAGCACCAGCTACCCAATATAGGGCTGGTGACGTATGCGGAGGAGGACGACTACGGTTTGCGCTTCGAGGCCGAGCTGACGCCGGGGCATTCTGTGGCGGCGGATGTCGCTGCCGAGCTGCGGCATGGCACGGTAACTGGCGTGAGCTTTGGGGCGTTCTGGGATCGCAAGTCAGTGCGCGAGGCTCCGGATGGGCGCCACTTGACCGCCATCGAGCCGTTCGAGATCAGTCTGACGTCGACGCCTGCCAATAAAGCGGCGCGAATCGCGGACGTGAAGTCCGCGCTGGAAGAGGCCGAGAGCCTCGCAGAGATTGAGGCGGTGCTGCGTGATGCTGGCACCTTTTCACGTTCTGAGGCCACGGCGCTGGTCTCGAAAATCCGCACCATCGTGCGCGGCGAGCGCGTTACGAAGTCGGAAACGCAAGACATTATTGCGGCGATTAGTGCCGCGTTCGAGCAATATACGAGAGGTGCAAAATGAGCGATGAAATTACCAAGACCATTACTGACGGTCTTGAGCGCGTCAGTGCGCAATTCAAGGCGGCAATCGAAAAGCTCG